AAACTTGAGCCTATATCACCTTTAGAATTTCTAATTGATCCTTCAGCTAACTCTATAAATGAGGCTTTAGGTGTAGCACATGAGGTTATTAAGCCTAGATACCACGTTGTTGAGGGTATCCAAAGTGGAATTTATCGTGATGTACCCCTAGATGGTGATTACGACACTGCTAAATTTGGTTATAACTCTGAAACTAAACAGGCAGATGAATCTGACTCGGTAAAGATAACTGAATATTGGGGCAAAGTACCTAAAAGATTCCTAAAAGCGAAAGCAGACAAAGACGATTTTGAATATACCAAGTCTGACGAGTTAGTAGAGGCAGTTGTTACGATCTGTAATGACGAATACATTTTAAGAGTTGAGGAAAATGCCTTTATGATGGTTGATAGGCCATTTATCTCATACCAACATGACATTGTAATGAACAAGTTTTGGGGTAGAGGAATTTGTGAGAAAGGATACAACCCACAAAAGGCTTTAGATGCCGAAATGAGAGCAAGAATAGACTCATTAGCCCTAACAACTACTCCAATGATGGCAGCAGATGCAACAAGGCTACCTCGTGGAATCAAGTTTGAGGTTAGACCAGGTAAAACAGTTCTAACTAATGGCTCTCCAAGAGAAGCTATTATGCCTTTGGATATGGGAACTACAAATCAGTCAACATTTACTCAAGTGGCTTCTTTACAGAATATGATACAGATGGGTACAGGAAGTACCGACACAGGTTCTTCTAATGATACTGCCTCTGGTATGTCAATGATGCAATCAGCAGCAATTAAGAGACAGAAACGTACTCTTATGAACTTTCAAAATACATTCTTAATTCCATTTATAAATAAAGCAATGTGGAGGAAGATACAATTTGATGTAGAACGCTATCCTGTAAGTGATTATAAGTTTGTACCTTATTCGACTATGGGAATCATGGCCAAAGAGCTAGAAATGACCCAAATGGTACAAATGCTACAAGCGATACCAAAAGATTCACCTGCTTTTAATGTGATTCTATTAGCTATGATGCAAAATTCTTCTATTCATAATAGAGATCAGATTGTTCAAGCTCTTATGCAAGGTAATGAGCCTAATCCAGAAGAACAACAAATGCAACAAATGGCAATGCAATTACAAGTTCAAAAAGCACAAGCAGATATTCAAAAAACACTTGCTGAAGCTGAAGAAGAAAAAGCTAAAGCTATTAAATGGCAAGCAGAGGCAATGTCTAATCAACCTAACGAGATTGATATTCAAGAGAAGATACTTAAACTTCAAAAGGATGCTATTGGTCTTGAGAAAGTTGCAGCCGATATTGAGAATAAACGCAGTGAAACGGCAAGAAACATTCCAGAGGTAGATCACCTCAAGAGTGAAACCATATTAAATTTAGCAAAAGCAAGAGAAGCTGGAACTAAATCAGTAATTAACGGAAATTTCCAATAAAAAACATCTATGGCAAAAACAGATGAGGATTTTTTATCCGATAGGTTGAAGATGATGGAGTCAGATGGCTGGCTCGATTTAATCCAAGACCTCAAGAACATTGAACGTAGTGTTGCAGACGTTAACACTATGCAAGATGAAAAGGACCTTTGGGAAGCCAAGGGTCAGTTGCGAATTTTAAACTTAATTCTAAGTTTAGAAAACACAACAAAACTCACTTTAGAACAATCTCAATAAGACCTTTCTAGGCTCTTTGCCGAGACTCTAAATCTTATATAACTTCATAACCCCTTCAGGGGCGAGGACAGACCAATGACGATAGTTGTAGACAATGACGCTTCAAGCGTTGAAAACCAGGTAACAGAAAATCAAGAAGTAGAATCACAAGTAGTTGAAGCCTCAGTCGAGGAAACCAAACAAGCAACCGAACCTGAATCTAATATTCCTGAAAAGTATGCTGGTAAATCTCTGGACGATGTAATAGAAATGCACCAAAACGCAGAGAAAGCAATAGGTAAACAAGGACTAGAAATAGGCGAACAACGAAAGCTAGTTCAAAGTTTAATTGAAGCACAAAATGCTACGCAAACTAGCAAACCCCAAGAAGAAACAGTTAATTTTGAGGATCAATTTTATGCAGACCCTGCCGAAGCAGTCAACTCTGCCATAGAAAACCATCCCCAAGTAATTGAAGCACGAAAAGAACGACAAGTTCAGCAGCAACAACATCAAGTTGGCGTGTTAGAAAAAGCATATCCAGACTGGGAAAAGCGTGTCGCAGACAAGCAATTCCAAGATTGGGTAGGTGAATCAAACATAAGAACCGAGATGTTTCGTAAGGCAGACTCTGATTATAGGCCAGATTATGCGATAGAGCTTTTTGATATGTATGACAAAGTCAATATGATTGATAAAACAAAAGAAGTTCAAGAGCAAGAAAGTCAAAAAAGAGAAAAGGCATTACGACAAACGACTTCTGAAACCCGATCAAGTGGTGATTCTGTTGGAGGCAAAAAAATCTACCGTAGAGCTGATTTAATCAACCTACAGGTAACAGACCCTAACCGTTACGCATCATTGGCTGATGAGATCCAGTCAGCGTATGCAGAGGGAAGGGTTAAGTAATCATATAACAATAATAGGAGAAAGTTAAATGGCTTTAGGAACAAACCAAGTCACAACTACTATTGCAGGTAATTTCATCCCCGAACTATGGTCGGATGAGGTGATCGGGGCCTACAAAGCAAATTTAGTTGTCGCTAATTTAGTTACTAAGCTAAACCACAAAGGAAAAAAGGGAGACACAATACATATCCCTGTTCCAGCGAGAGGTTCAGCTAGTGCTAAAGCAGCAAACACACAAGTAACATTATCAGCAGCAACTAATACTGTGATTGATGTTAGTATAGCTTCACATTATGAGTATTCAAAGCTCATAGAGGATATTGACGAGGTACAAAGTTTAGCGTCAATGAGGAAGTTCTATACAGCAGATGCTGGCTACGCTTTGGCGAAACAAGTCGATACAGACTTAATTAACCTTGCTGAAGGTTTCCAATCTGGCTCAACTACAGATAAGTCTTATGACACTGCTGTAATTGGTTCAGATGGCTCAACAGCATTTACAGGTACAAATGAGGCTGATATTACCGATGCTGGTATTCGTGCCATGTTACTTACGTTGGATAATGCAGATGTACCGATGGATAATCGTGCATTAATCATTCCACCTGTAGCAGCTAACGACTTACTAGGTATCAACAGATTTACTGAACAACAGTTCATTGGTTCTGGTGATGCTATTAAGACAGGTAAGATTGGTCAAATCTACGGTGTTGATGTGTATATAACAACAAATGCCCCAACTGTGAAATCATCTGGTGGTACTGGTGATTCAGCAGCAGGAACAGAGAGAGTTGGAGTGCTTATGCACAAAGATGCCTTAGTTCTAGCTGAACAAGTAGGTGTTCGTACACAGACACAGTATAAGCAAGAATATCTAGGTGATCTATTTACTGCCGACACAATTTACGGAGTTAAAGAGCTTCGTAATGATGCAGGAATAGCTTTCGTAGTACCAGCTAGTTAATAGCTAAAAAACTTAATCCCCCTTAATTGGGGGGTTAAACAACCGAGATTGCTCAATTAAGAGAATCTCATTTTTAATAACTCGCTTAATAAAAGGAGAAAACAATATGAATGATTTAACAATAAACAAAAACTGGGTTGAAACTTTTGACCCTTTTAAAAACTTAACAGTAGGTTTTGATGATGTATTTGAACAACTATCAGAACTATCTCGTTTTGAAATACCAAAATATCCACCATACAACATAAAAAAGACAGAGGGAAATAAGTATCAACTAGAGATGGCATTAGCAGGATTCTCAAAAGTTGACTTAGATGTAGAAGTTAAAGACAACACTTTAACAATCTCTGGAAACAACTCTGATAAAGAGGATAGTGGTTTTATATACAAAGGTATAGCACAAAGAGCTTTCACAAGACAATGGGCTTTAGTGGACTACCTTAAAGTATTTAGTGCTAAGTTCAAAGACGGTGTTCTTGTGGTAGATATGGAATTAGATTTACCTAAAGATAAAGAACCAAAGAAAGTAAAAATCAAATAAACATTAGCCCCTTCTTACGAGGGGGTTTAACAGAATTAAATATGCCAATCTACGATTATAAATGTAAAAACGGACATACCTTTGAGGAGATGTGTTCAATCAAAAACAGAAGAGAGGCTAAAAAATGTACAGAGTGTGGCAAAAACGGATACTTTGTTATATCTGTCAGCAAATATAAACCTACATTTGGCAATGCCGATAGGTTTTGGGAACTTCGTGAAAAAAAACGATTAGGAAAATAATGGATATATTTAAAGACACTACTGAATCTTCTACAGCAAGCCTTTTAGAGATAGATCGCTTTAAAGCAAAAATCTTGGAGATATGGTCAAGGATGCTTGAAGATGTTTACTCTCAAAATTACACAGATGATGATGAAGATAGCCCATCTAGGGAGGAATTTATACAAGCTAATGCTCTTAAATTCTCTGACGAGCCAGAAGCAGAAACAGAACTAGATTCTCTTATGGATATGCTTGATGGCCTTTTAGAAGATGATGAAGAACATGAGGATATTAAATCAGATGGTAAAGCACCAACATATAGTAAAGGAAATCTTAAAACACACAATGAAAAAGGAAAGGTAGAGGCAACAACTTATGAGTTTAACAAAAAGACTACAAAAACTCCAGGCGATTCTCATTCTCGAATTAAAAGTAGTTCGTATGAGGGTGTTCAAACTGGTAGACCGACTAAAAAGAAAAATGCAAAAGTGTTCAAAAAATATTCACCTCTTATTGAACAGATCAAAGAAGAAGTTAGGTCTTTAGCAGACAGACAAAGAATAGGCCGAAGAAAAATGAGGTTTAGACTTTAATGGCAAAAATGTTTTGGAGAAAGAAGAAAACTCTGGCAATGCTTACTAATCGTAGGCAATGGCAAAGAGATTATGACCCTTTAGAAACTACAGCTTTAGAAATAGAATTAGAACAAGGTGGTTATTTAGTAAGAGAATCCTCAATATCGTCAGCACCAACATACATAATTACGGAGTAAAAAATGGCAACAGTTAAAGTATCGGCATTAACAGAATTAACTACAACAGACGGAGCAGAAGAACTACTCGTTAATGATGGTGGAACATCTAAGAAAGTTACTATTGCCAATCTACTACACGATGAATCGATAGATAGCGACCACTATGTAGACGGAAGTAT